GAGTGGTAATCGGGTCTTGCTGGGGGATTTGGCTTCCTTCGCTCGTGACGTTGTTGGCGTGGAACTTATGGATTGGCAGCTCAAGGTTTTGGGGGACCAGCTTTCACTTTTTCCTGATGACCATCCTGAGGCTGGGCGGATGATGTTCTCGCGCTCTCTTGTGTCTGTGGCCCGACAGAACGGCAAGAGTTTTGCTTTGAAAGTGCTGGTGATGTGGTGGCTCGTTCGGATGCCCATGCTTCGCGGTACTCCTCAGACGGTGTTGACTACGGCTCATCGCTTGGACCTTGCTTCTGAATTGTTCAACGCAACAGCTCCAATTCTTGAGGAGAAGTTCGGCGCGAAACTTGTCAAGTCTTATGGCCGTCAAGGTTTAGAAATGCCAGACGGCACCCGGTGGCTGGTTAGAGCTGCAACGCCATCTGCAGGAATGGGCCTTAGTTGTGACTTGGTTGTAATTGACGAGCTTTTCGATTGCTCCACCTTGGCAGTGGACGATGCCCTAATTCCCACAATGCGCGCAAGGCGTGACCCGTTGCTCTCTTGCTGGTCAACTGCTGGCACCGAAGAATCGCACGTTATGAAACGCATGAGGGAGCGCGGAATGTCAGAGATTGCTGTGGGGACAAAGTCAAAGATGTACTTCTGCGAATTCAGCCCGCCCAGCAACATTGACCCGATGACACCAGAGGCGTGGAAATACGCCAACCCCGCGTTGGGGACTTTGCTTGAGATGTCAACTATTGAAGAAGAATCCCATTCACCAAACACTGCTTCATTTCTCCGCGCAAGTTGCAACCTCTGGATTACGGGGCATAAATCGTGGCTGGATATTGGGCTAATGGAAAACAATGCGGATGCTTGCAATCTTCCCCCAAATGGTGTATTGGCGATAGAAGCGTCACAAGAGGACCATCGCTTTGTGGGTGTGCGCGCCGTGACCAAGGGCGACCAAGTTCTCGTGACTGTGGAATTCATTGTGGACAACCTTCGCGACCTGTGGGCATCCGTTGACCAATGCCGAAAAGACAACCCAAAGTTGACGTTGGCAATCGGCGCGTCCTTAGACCTCCACCTACCTTCGAATATCCGCGGAACCGCCATCCTTGTAGGCACCCGCGAACTTCAACGCTGGACAACCCTTGTGCGCTCCATGATTCAATCAGGACAAGTCAGGCACACAGGAGAGTCAATATTCATTGAACAAATGAACCGCGCGGTGCTGATTAAACACAACGGCATCATGGCCATCAGTTCGTCACGTTCACCCGGACCGATAGAGCTAGTCCGTGCAGCTGTCTGGGCAATCGCCCAAGAAGGCAAACCCAAAATCACCAAAACAGTCAGCTACGCATTTTCGGAGTAATTCTCGAGGGTCGTTGCATTTGCAACTACTTTGTGTAAGACTCCGCGTGATGGGGATTTTCACTCGCACAACAAAACCCGCTTTCGCTTCTGAGCCGATAAAAGCAGCTGCAGGCGTGGCAGGCACAAGCGACTTCATGATGTACACAGGTTCATGGGCGCGTCAGCAGGCAATCCTCATCCCTACTATCTCAAGAGCGCGTGACCTCATTGTCTCGCTTGTCTCCTCATTGCCTTTCCAGCAGTACACCAACCAGTGGATGGGTGAGGAATACGAAGAAATACATTTGCCCGGTGAAAGTTGGATGTCACGGCCCGACCCGAATGTGACACGACAGTTCATCCTTGCTTGGACTGCTGATGACATCCTCTTTCATGGGCGAGCTTTCTGGGCGATTACTTCACGCAGTCAAGCCACTGGGCTTCCACTAACTTTCCAATGGCTCCCAGCTGCAGACGTGCAGTCTGACGATATGCCCGGTCCGTTGTGGTACGGCAAGTCAAACCAACTGACATTCCAAGGTCAACCCCTCATCACGAACGACATCATTCAGTTCTTGTCGCCAGTTCAGGGAATGCTTTCCATGGGTGCTAGAGCCATTGAAATTTCAAACCGTCTAGACACTGCAGCTATGCGCTTTGCATCTAACGAAATCACAGCTGGTTATCTTCAGCAGACAAATGGTTCCGAACCTATGAGCAGTGAAGAACTTGGCGAACTGTGTTCAGCATGGTCACAGGCGCGCCGTAGAAACGCCATCGGCGCGTTGAACAGTTCCGTGACGTGGACTGAGTTCTCCAGTGACCCGTCAAAACTTCAGTTGGTTGAAGCGCGCACACATCAGATGACAGAACTTGCGAACCTTTGCAACATTCCCCAATATCTCGTTGGCGCGCCAGTGACTGGCATGACGTACAGCAACGCCCAGCAATCTCGTCAAGACCTTTACCAGTTTGCAGCTAAACCAGTCATTGACTGCATTAGCGAAACCCTTTCTGCATACGCATTGCCTCGTGGTCGTGAAGTACGCCTTGACACATCTGAATACATCTCAGAATCACAAGACACTTCAACAGTGTCTAGTCCTGACACAGAAATGAGCAACTCTTGAAAATAGAACTGCAAGCAGAACTTTTCAGCATTAACGCTGCAGGACCAGACGGCGAGCCACGGCGCGTTGTCGAAGGTGTTGCAATCCCATGGAATGTTGAGGCCGTAGTTTCAGGAGGCCAGCGCGTCAAGTTCCTTGCTGGTTCACTTCCTGTTGACGGCCCAAATCCAAAGTTCATTCTTGGACACGACATGACCAAGCCTCTCGGCATGGTCAGTGAGCGTGTTTCAACACCAGACGCGATGCTATTTTCGGCATCGCTGTATGACACAAATCTCGCCAACGAAACATTGCTTCAGGCTGGCCCCGGTCAGTTCTACGATTCAGTGTCAGTAGGAGTAGAACCAACCGACTACAGCTTCGAAGGAAGCACGATGGTTGTTAAAGCAGGCAACTGGACGGAGCTTTCATTGCTTCCGTTTGGAGCCTTTGAAGGTGCCAAAGTTGCAGTTGCAGCTGAAGCTCCTGAACCCCAAGACCCCACCCCAACAGATTCCGAGGAGGAACCAGAAGTGGCAACACAAGAAACCCCAGACACAGTTGAGGCTGCTGTCCCTACCCAAGTTATTTACGCAGGACCAAAGAAAGAATTCAAACTTCCTTCAGCTGCTGAATACATCGCATCATTCGTTCGTGGTGGTCACGACTTCGCACAGCTGAATGAGAACATCCGCGCTGCAGCTCCAGACGTTGTGACAAGCGATATCCCCGGAGTCATCCCGACACCAATTATCGCGCCTGTCTACAACAACTTTCAGGGCCGTCGCCCTCTGATTGACGCAACAGGCGTTCGTGCCATGCCTCAAGCTGGTGCGATTTTTATCCGTCCAGTTGTAACAACACACAACAGCATCGGAACAGCAACGCAAAACACAACCATCACCGCTTCAGCTTTCGTGGTTGATGACGTGCAAATCACCAAGACAATTCAAGGTGGATACGTTGAACTGTCAGAAGCTTCAATGGACTGGAGTTCGCCGGAAGTTCTCGGCGCTTTGTTGGACGACATGGCTCGCGTTTATGCGGACCGTACGGACCTTCTCGCTTGTTCAGAGCTTGTAAGTGGTACAACCAACAGCAACAACTTTGCAAACGCATCAATCACAGACCCTGCTGAATGGGTTCGCTGGATGTACCAAGCAGCTGCAGACATCCTCACAGGCTCAAATGGCAACTTGCCATCAGCCCTTGCTGTGTCTCCAAACATCTTCCAGTACCTTGGACAACTGGTTGACGGTTCAGACCGCCCACTGTTCCCACAGGTTGGACCGATGAACGCATACGGCACCATGACACCCGGCTCAGACTCAGCAGTTGCTTTCGGACTTCGTCTCGTAGTTGACCGCAACCTCGGCGCAACTGACATGGTCATCATGGACCCAACAGGCATTGAGTGTTGGGAACAGCAGAAGGGCGCTATCAGCGTTGAACAGCCTTCACAGCTTTCACGTCAGATTGCTTTCCGTGGCTACTTCGCTGCAAAAGTCATTGACGCTTCAAAGAGCATTAAGGCTGCATTCGTCTGATAAAGACGAACTAGTGGATTCACTGCCGTGACTGTTTTATCGATTGCATTCCGCGAACGCCTTCAAGGTGTTGTCGTTTTGCAAACCTTCCTACCAAATGAGATTCTCATGGGGCAGGCGATAACAGTCGCGAATGTGGGTGACGGGATGGACGGCAACTTCACAGTTGTCTCCACCGAGCCTTACGAGTTCATCGGTCTAGGCCCAGAGGGTGACTTCGAATTTGACTGGAATGTTTTCCGCGAAAACCAAGTCATCTACTTTGACGCTGGCAGTGACGTTCAACGCGACACCGCACCGAACACCGCGACAATCACCTATACCAGTGTTTGCACTTGGACCGACAACAGCTCGGTCTTGTCATTCTTGGGGGTATCCCCTGCCACAGCCAATGACACCGCTTTCGTTACTGTATGCACAGATGCAGCCAACGCGCTTGCGTTCCGTAGAAGGCGCGCTGCAGGATATTTTTCTGATGTGCTTGCTACGGCACCAAGTGCTGACGTGAAATTGGGTACGACAATGATGGCAGCTCAGTTGTATCGCTCGCGCGGTTCCGCTGGTGGTGACTCATTCCAGTCCTATGAAACTTTGGCATCAGGAAATAATCCTGTTGCCATGGGTGACATTCTCAGACTCTGGGGTTGTAACCGAGCGCAGGTCGCGTAATGGGCCGTACAAATGATGCCCGCCTTCGGCTGGTTTCAACGCTTGAAACAGCTGGCGTTGTTGTTGTCTCAGACTCCCGTAATGCTCGCCCGCTTTCTGTCATTATTGACCCGCCACAAGTGACTCGTTCAACCACAAACCAGTTGTTGCTCTCCTTCCCTGTCAACGTGCTAATGCCCCCACCGGGCAACCTTGACGCGCTCATCGCGCTTCTAGACACGATGGACATGGTGATTGACGCAACATCAGCAACAGACGCAACCCCCACGGTTTATTCTGTGGGCAACCAAGAACTTCCCGCGTACACCATCACGGTGC